CCAGGGGTGGATGCATGTGTGGCGGGGGTCGGTAATGGCGTGGATATCGGTTAAGAAGCGGCTGCCGGAGCCTTTTGTCAAAGTCTGGGTGATGACCGACAGTGGTAAGCGCGTTACCGGATACGTCAAAAGCAACGGTGACTGGTATCTGCTGTGCCGGAAGGTTGCGGCGGAGAATCCGGAGGTGATCCGGTGGGAGGGCAACGGTGTCTGAAACAGCTGCATGGAGCTATACCAATGTTGCCACTGTTTACCCGCGCGTCTACGACGACTGGAACAGTACCTGGACAATCGAACCCCCCTACCTGATTGACTGCACCTGGACGGCAAACAATGAAGTTGCGGTAGATGCCAGTGGGAAAGAGTTCACCACGAACCTGATTTTCTTCACTGAGCTGAAGCGCAATGGCATCGATGCGACCATGCCGAAGCGTGACTGGTATATCGCCAGAGGTGACACAACGGCACAGGCCGACCCGCTGAAAGCTGGTGCAAACGTCATCAAGGCGGTGACGGAATGGGATATGTCATTCTTCGAAGAAGAACCAGACTACAAAATTCTGACGTGAGGGGATCATGCCCGTTAAAGGTATCAAGCGTGTTCAGATGAACACCCGCAAGGTGCTGAGTGATATCGCTGGCATCCGAACGGAGAAGGTTCTCTATGAAGTCATGAATGCCGGGGCCAACCATGCGGCGCTGATTACTCCGGTTGCGAAAACATCAGTTCTCATCAACAGCCAATACAAAAAACTCGAACCAATGCCATCAGGAATGATTGGGCGGGTGGGTTATACGGCTAACTATGCCGCCGCAGTTAATGCCGCAAGGGGCAAGCTGAAAGGCAAGCCAAGGCCAGACGGCAGCGGCAATTACTGGGATCCAGATGGCGAACCGGACTTCCTCCGCAAAGGCTTTGAGCGAGACGGCCTCAACGAGATTAAGGCCATCATCAAGCAAGGGTACAAAGTATGACGCGTAACGAGGTGTATGACTCACTGAGGGCGTGGTTGCAGTCGCATGGCTTTGATGTTGGTTATCGCGTCCAGAAGCGATTCTGGAATGAGTTGGAGAATACCGAGGGGGAAAGATACCTTGTCATCCAGCAGAACGGTGGCGGCAAGCCAGAAGAAGCGATAACCCGCGATTATTACCGCATCCTCCTCCTGTCAGGCCAGAACGACAGCAATATTAACGAGATTGAAGATCGCGCCGACGCCATCCGCCAGGCGATGATCGACGACTACAAAACCGAATGCATCATTTCGATGCAGCCAATAGGCGGCATCACCGCCATCCAGACCGAAGAATGGCGTTACCTCTTCGATATTTCCTTTCAAACCATCATTTCCAGATAACACGGAGATAAATCACTATGGCGTGTGAATCGGGCGCTTTTACCGGGCGCGACGTCGTCGTTTATTACGCGATTGGATGCCCTGAAGTACAACCCACCGCCAGCGCTTACCGCCGACTCGGCATGATGCGCGGCAAAACAGTAAATGCAGAGTGGGAAACCGCAGATGCGACCGGCGACATGAGCGCTGCATTTACGCAAGAGAACCTCGTTACCTACAAGAATATTTCGTTCTCAGGTGACGGCGTGACCCGCAAAGAGGATGTTTATGCGCAGAACGCGCTTAAGCGTCACGTCTACAACCCGCCAGCAGAGACCAGCAACCAGCCGTATGTATGGTTCAAGATCATCTCTCCGAACGATATCACCGAAGGCCCGTTCATGGTGACATCATGGGGCGATGAGGCGCCGCACGACGACGTTGCCACCTGGTCTGTCGAAGCGTCCAGTGCCGGTCAGGTTGACGTGCGCGACGTTGGTGCAACTATCACCATCACTACCCAGCCACAGAATCGCACGCTGACCGTTGGCGATACGCTGAACCTGTCGGTGGCTGCGACTGTGTCTGACAATTCAGCACTGACTTACCAGTGGAAGAAGGGTGGTAGTGACATCTCTGGCGCAACATCAGCAACATTCACCAAAGCAAGCGTGGCTGCCGGTGATGCCGGATCATACAGTTGTCAGGTATCTTCCTCCACAGCGGGCAGCGTGACGTCCGGGTCTGCTACGGTTGTTGTCAACGCAGCGTGATATCAGGGGCTTCGGCCCCTTTTTTTGAGAGGTTTCATGAAAGCAATAACCGATATCGGCCAGGCCATTGTCCGCGCTGGGGGCAAAGAGATATTCCTCAACCCGTCATTCCTCGCCATGTCTCGTATTGGGTCGCCGGAACAGATTGTTGATGCTTTCGTGAAGGTTCATGCCGGGCATTACCCGAAACACCGAATCTCCGATACTCAAATCCAGAAGGCGGCCAATGTCCGATGCTTTGCTGAAATGGCAGCATCGGCGGCAAACGTAGTTCGGCATTGCTCAGAGGGTGATGTTGCAGAGTTGATTGGTTCGTACTCGGTGAACGCGGCAGGGCGACTGCTGTTCAAGCCTGGGGCTATCCCGATCGAGGATGTTATACAGATTGCCCGCCACCTGATTCTGCATGGCGTAATGGGCGATCAGCCGCCGGAGGATTTCGAAGGAAAAAAAGGCGAATACAGTGACAAATTCGATGTTCGGACATTCGTTTACACCGCCGTTGCTCACCTCGGCATGAGCGAGGCAGACGCCTGGAACATGACGATGACCAGCTTCCGGGCCGCAATGAACGCCAAGTTCCCGCAGAAAGAGAAAGCCAGGGTGCCAACCCAGGAGAAATACGACGAGGTTATGGACTGGGCCGAGCAAATGCTGGCTATCGACGCGCAACGGAACGGACCGCATTAATCTCCTTCGAAGCAACACAACCAGCCTCGCAATAGCGGGGCTTTTTTGTATCCGCAATAAAACTAACGCGCTTCACACGCGCACGTTATAATCCTAGAGCCTACAGAAAGCGAGCCTGAGAGTTAGTTGTACTCTGGGGCGGCTATCTCTGTGTGACAGGCTCACTTTCTATAGGTAAACCTCATGCACTATCCTACCGTATCTGTAAACGGCGTATCCGTTCGTGTCGACAATGAAGGGCGCTACAACCTCAATGATCTCCATGCAGCGGCTGTGGCTGAAGGTAAAGCCACTGAATCACAGCGACCAGGTGAGTTTCTCAAAACCAAGCAAGTTAGGCGTTTCGTGCAAGCCTTGAGCGATGCGAAGAAAATCGCATCGGTTATGACCATTAAGGGTGGCCCACTTCAGGGTTCCTGGGGGCTTGAGCTTATCGCTATACGCTATGCAGCCTGGCTCAATCCACTTTTTGAAATCAAAGTCTATGAGACATTTCAAATGCTGATGCGTCGCGGGTTCGATGCCATGTCCCGTCTCAACAAAATCGACCACGTTATTAACACCGAAACCAAAGCGATCAGTCAGTGCGCCAGCCAGATGGCCCGGTGGGGAGTTGGCGGACGCAAAAAGCTACTCCATGCAGCGCGTGATCGCGTTGCTGATGAGGTGCAAATGTATTTGCCGGGTATTTACTGAAAAAAAGAAGCCGCCAGAAAACTGACGGCCATCAGAGATCCGCAATGGCGCGGAAAATCGGTGATATAGCATTTGAAAACCACAAAGATTGAGGGGGTGGTTGTCGTTTACTCATTTAGTCTATGGCTATAGGATAATGCCTAAAATGGCGTAGAGGGATAAAGGAATGAAAAAACTACCAATTATTGCGATCTGCGTTGCACTCCTCGCTGGTTGCGCAGGAATCATGGAGAAACAGGAACCGATCTGTGAAGGTGTGGCAATGCTCGGCGGGCAAGATACCACCGTGCAGATTTACGGAGTTCGCAAAGTAGCCAACCAGACCCAGTATCGCGCCGGCTATCCGTTCAACTGGCAGTGGGTATCAAAGAACAATTTCTCCAGCACTACCTGCGACAAGAAGCCAGAGATTCGTAACGACCTTCCAACCAAATCTGCCTGATTGAAGCGCACATCCGAACCCGCTTAACTGCGGGTTTTGTCGTTGCGCCGATCCCTGCTGATTATTCCGTCAACTGGTGGTAGGATTTGACCATCTTTTACTGATGGGGATAGGGATATGAGTTTCGCCAGTCAATCTACACAGCAGATATTTCCATTTCCGGCGGACATTGCCTACGAAAAACTGATTGAGGCAATTCCAGAGGTCGGAATGTCTATAAAGCAAAAAGACGATGTTTTGCGCAGAGTTTCCGTTAGTGCTGGTATCTCACTTTTTTCATGGGGTGAAAATGTATCTATCGTAGTTAATGCCGATGGGGATAAGTCGTGTACTGTTGGTATCGACTCTTCACTTAAGCTTGGAGTGAACGTCACTGGGGCGCATAGGCACCAGAAGAATTTTGATAAAATCATCTACGCGCTTAGCAACAAGCTGAAGGAATGGCAAAGACGGCAACCATTGGAACTCGGACCAGAAAAAACTGATGAAGAATACTTGGAAGAGGCAAGAAGAAAAGCTGGCCTGCTCTAAGGAAAAGAATAACTAACAAGACCTCGCTCCGGCGGGGTTTTTTATTGCCTGGAGAAATTGAAATGACCCAGAACGTCGGCGATATTGAATATGTGATTAAGGCCGATACGGCACAGTTGCTGCGTGCTGATAAGCAGGTTCGTGACGTAACCGACGGCATGGAAGGCGGTTTCAAGCGGGCTGACAAGGCCGCTTCATCGCTAACGTCATCCTTTGGCAGTCTGAGCCGCGTAGCTACCTCCCTGATGGCTATCCTGTCGGTTCAACAGGTATCTCAATACGCCGACGCATGGACTACGCTCAATAACAAACTGGCTAACGCCCTCCGACCGAGCGAGCAGCTGGTTGACGTTACTGAACGGGTGTTCAATATTACGCAGCAAACTCGCGGCAGCCTCGACGCTACGGCGTCTCTGTATGCGAGGCTTGAGAGGGCTACCAGAGAGTATGGGACCAGTGCCGACGATCTGGCTAAGCTGACAACCATCATTAACCAGGGTTTTGTTGTTTCTGGTGCGACTGCGCAAGAGGCCGAGAACGCCATTATCCAGCTTTCGCAGGGATTGGCTTCTGGTGCGCTTCGCGGTGAAGAATTTAACTCAGTGAATGAGCAGGGTAACAGAATAATTGTGGCGCTTGCTGATTCAATGGGGGTCAGCATCGGTCAAATGCGCCAGATGGCCGCCGCCGGGAAGTTGACTACTGATGTTGTGGTTAACGGTCTACTTTCGCAGGGAGCTGCGATCGGCAACGAGTTTGCCAACACCACGACAACTATCAGTCAGGCATTGCAGGTTGCCGGGAACAACATCACCAAGTTCTTTGGTGAAAACTCCACGGTAAAAACCGGTACGGCAATTTTCAACGATGCCGTGATCAGCGTCAGTGAGAACATCGGCGCTCTCAGCGCCATCCTGACCGCTGCCGCTGCTGTTATGGGGAGTCGCTACGTTGGCGCCCTGACTATGGCTACTGCTGCGAAGGTAAAGGCCGCAGTTGCTGCAAGAAATCAGTCAGCAGCAGAGATGCAGGTTGCACAGGCTGCGGCAAACAAAGCTACAGCAGATCTCCGCGCTGCCGCCGTCGCAAAAGAACGTGCGCTGGACGAGATCCGCCTTGCTGAGATGATGAAGCAGACAGCGGTTAGCGCGACAAATGCTGCGGCTGCCGAGCAACGCTTGTCTGCCGCACGAACGGCAGCAGCCGGAGCTGTAGATAACTACAATCGCTCTCTTGCGGCAAATAAAGCGGCGCAGGCTGGGTTGTACACAGGTGCCGGGCTGGTTAGTCGTGGGTTATCTCTCATTGGTGGTCCTGCTGGTGCCGCCATGCTCGCTGCCAGCGCGATTCTGTATTTCTCTCAGAGGGCTAAAGAGGCCAGAGACGACGCAAATACACTGGCAGACAGCGTCAATGAACTGAGCGCCAAGTTCCAGACCATGTCGCATACCGAACTGGCAGCCACCATCGGCAAATTGAGCCAGAATCTGCCAACTCTTAGCGATGCGGTATCCGACGCACAGAAAGAATTTAACGACGCTACTGCTGCTGTTCAGAGGCAGGAAAGGGAGATTGCTAACTGGGGAACGAACACTACCCGAGGACGGCAGGCGGCAGAAGCATTAGGAGGCGCTCAGGATAAATTAGCGGTTGCAACACTTGAACTTGAACGTGCTCAAAATCGACTTAGCCAGACGCAGAGCGCTATTAACATTGGACGCGCCACTCTCAACGGAACGATGAGGCAGGGCATCGATCTTCTTCGCCGTGATGGTGAGGAGGCCAGTGTTACCGCCGGAATGATGGGCAAGCTTGGCGATATGATTAATTTCGCTTCAAAGGCGAAGGATAAATTCAACTCCAGCAGTTTGATGGTAGAGCGGCCGAAAGACGTTCAGGATTACCTTGATAAACTGCAAGACCAGGTGACGCTCCAGAGCGAGCTTAACGATCGCAAGCGTGCGCAGTTGAAGGCTGAGCAGGACATCAGAAAACTTGGTGGGACTGAAGCTGATGTCAGACTGGCGAGGGAAAGGGCTGCTGCCGAATACGACGCCCAGCAAGCTCAGCAGAAAGGCAAAAAGGAAACCAAAGACGCCACGTCTGAGGCGTCTAAGGCAGCCACTGCCATGCAGTCAAATGCGCAGAAAATTGCGGACTATAAGCAAAGGGCTGGTCTTGCTGCGACCACCACCCAGGAGCTATCCCGAGAGCAAGCTATCCTGAGGGCTGAGCAGTCCTTAAATAGTAGCGCCACAAAGGATCAGGTGGCTGAAATAAGGAAATATGCAGCAGCAGAATGGGACGCAGCCAATGCGGTGAAGATGCGGCAGCAGGCCGAGCAAGGTAAAAAGTTTGCACAGCAGGAGATCGTCGCAAACGTAACCACCCCCGACGCCGTAACGGGCGCAGTGCAAAATCCAACGGCTCTTATTGATTTGCAGGAGCAGCAGAAGTTAGCGGCACTTGCTAAGTATCAGACCATAGACAAGGAAAATACACAGCTTTACGAAGATGCCAAGACGGCCATTCAGGAGCAGGCAGCAAACGCCAGGAGGAAGATTGCTGTAGATGAGGCCAATGCACAAACTGAGGCGATAGGTTCCATTCTCGGCTCGGCATCGCAGGGCTTTGACAGCCTGGCGTCAATTATCGAAAACACGTCTGGAAAGAGCAGTGGTGCATATGTTGCCATGTTCGCTGCTGCAAAAGCATTCGCGATAGCGCAATCAACCCTGAGTCTTAACACGGCGATTATGCAAGCCATGGCCGATCCGACTGCTCTTACGCCAGCACAAAAAATGGCGAACTACGCAGCCATCGCCTCGGCCGGTGCTTCCCTGCTTTCGAATATTGCAAGTGTCACCATGAGTGGCGGTCGTCGCTACGGCGGTACGGTTTCTGCTGGTAACGCCTATCGTGTCAACGAGGATGGCCGTTCTGAAATCTTCCAGACCGCCGGGGGTCAGCAGGCATTCATCCCGAATCAGTCAGGGAAGATTATTCCGGCAAATAAGGTTGGGGGTAGTGGCGGAGTTGTTAATCAAAATGTCCATTTCACCATCAACACTACCGGCGGCATTGACGATGCGACCATGGCAAAGATGGCTCAAATGATGAAGAAAGTTACTTTGTTCCACATAAGTGATCAGGCTAATCGGCCTGGCGGATTAATCCAACCACGTACAAAAAGGTAAGGCGTGCTAAAATCGAGCATTCTGATAACAAAGGAGAGTTTAGATGGAATATCAAATTGAAGACATCACGGCTTACGATAATGACAATGGAAAAGGTATCCTTGCTAGCGTGTTTGTTAATTATGAAGACCACTGTAAAAGCGTGAAGGTTCGCGTTCATTTACCCTTGCAGCGCGATAAAAGCCTGGCAGAGATTGAAGCAGACATCTTGAGCGAAGCCAAAAAACAGCTCAAAGAACTTGTAGATAGCTTCTGAAAGTTGCCTTAATTAACACAAGCCCGCTTCGGCGGGTTTTTTGTTGGGAGTAATCCATGCCAGAAACATTCACATGGACACCGCAGAAAGCCTACTCCGTTGAGCGCACGCCGAATGTTGCTGTCGTTAAACTCGGTGACGGTTACGAACAGCGACAGGTGAAGGGTATCAATCCACTGATGGATAAATACTCGCTCACCTTTCGCGGCGTCAGCGGCGTGTGCCGCAGTAACCCAGCTAAGGATGCAGAGGCATTCCTCAAAGCCAGGGGTGCGGTTGAATCGTTCTACTGGACGCCATCTGATACGGGAGTGCGGAAGCTGTTTGTCTGCCGTTCCTGGAATATGACAAAGACCGGGCCGATGTTTGAACTGACGGCCACTTTTGAACAAGTACCACGATAAGCCGAAAGGCGGGAGACAGTTATGGCTTTAGAGCAACGTGTTGAAGAGTTAGAGGCTATGGTTGATTCAATGAAAGCACAGATGGAAGAAGTTATTAGCGCTCACACCTGTGCTTATAATCAAATCACTGCGAAATTAGATCAAATTGCCGTAATTCAAGCTGAACGCAAGGCTTGAAGAGCAAGTTTTTCAATCTCACCGATGGTTTTATTCTTTATCTCATCTGGCGCTATATCTAGGTTTACCGAATGAAATTGGTCATTAGGGCCAATCAAATTAGCTTTTAATTTAAATGTATTTCCAGCGACCGCAAAAGAAATAAAGTCAATAGCGTTTAATTTAAATTCTGACATTATTTTTCCTTTATCAGAGGTAATCAGCCATCCCCCTTCGATGGTTACGCCAGTGTCCCACCACTGACGGGCTGAGCTTACACGTTAACCAGGGTTATCAGTAAGCAACATCCTGATATTCAAACAGTAGCCATCACTTGGTGGCTTTTTTTATGGGAGTTTGCCGTGCGCGACATACCAGCCAGTATGATTATTGATAGCGTCGACGCCGGAGTAGGCGCGTTTATCGACCTGTTCGAGGCCGACCTGCAACCCTTTGGCGGAGACCTTATCCGGTTCCATTCCGGCACCAATGGATATTACGGAAATGTGATCTGGAAAGGTAACCAGTACCAGGCGTACCCGATAGCAGTCGAAGGGTTCGAGTCAAAGAACGAAGGCACATATTCCCGGCCAACAATGGTGGTGGCGAACGTCACGGGTTTACTGACGGGCATAAACCATGACTTCGACGACATGCTTGGGGTGGTGATCACCCGCCGTCAGGTTCCGGTGAAATACCTGGACGCGGTGAACTTCCCCAATGGCAACCCTGACGCAGATCCGACGCAGGAAGCGGTTTCCCGCTACGTTGTTGAGGAGATGACGGAAGAGACGTTTGAGCAGGTAAGCTATACGCTGGCAACACCTATCGACTGCGACAACGCCATCATCCCGGCGCGAACAATCCTTGCCGACGTGTGCCAGTGGCAGTATCGCGGCGTCGGGTGCGGATATGACGGGCCGCCGGTTGCAGATGAGCGCGACAATCCAACCACTGACCCGGCGAAAGATAAGTGCTCTCACCGCCGTAGCGGCTGCCGCTTCCGTTATCCACGACCGGAACCAATGCCGATCAGCAGCTTCCCCGGATCTCAGAAGGTTTCATGATGCAGGAATTACTCGATTATGCGGCATCGTCGCAGGATGAGGTGTGCGGCTTAATTCTGGAAGGCGGGCGACTGTTCCGCTGTCGGAATGTTCACCCGGAGCCGGGAAATCACTTCCGAATCAGTGATGATGACTGGCTGGCGGCCGAGGAGGCTGGAGAGGTGACTGCGGTATTCCACTCTCACCCAATGAACAGCCCGGTTCTGTCCGGATCCGACCGTAAATGCCAGGTTGCATCGGGCCTTCCATGGGTGCTGGCCTGTAACGGGAAAATCAGAACGTTCAGGCCGTTGGATTACCTTTTGGGGAGGCGGTTCGAGCACGGAGTGACTGATTGTTACTCGCTATTCCGTGATGCGTATCACCTGTGCGGCATTGACCTCCCTGACTTCGAAAGGACGAATGGCTGGTGGCTGAGAGGGGAGAATCTCTATCTGAACAACATGTCGCGCAATGGCTTCAATCAGGTATCGCCGGGAGAAGCGCTGCCAGGTGACGTAATAATCAGGCAGCCATTCCCCGGCGCCGACCCTTGCCACGCAATGATTCTGCTCGATGGCAACATGGTAATTCATCACGACCATGCTGGACACCTTAGTCGGAGAGAACCAATGCGCCCGGCATACGTTAAGCAGATGCATTCCATATGGAGACATGAACAGTGCTCATCTTTAAATTTGCAGGGCATTTACGCCGACATTTCCGCAAAGTCGAGCTGAACGTTGATACCCCTGCCCAGGGCATTCGTCTTTTGCTTGCTCAGAATCATGAGTTCAAAAAAGCATTCCTGAACGCCAGAGTAAGAATGCGAGTGGCGGGTGAGGATGTTGAAACGTCTTCGGTGCAGTGGCACATGGATCGGCGCCTGAAGGATGGCTCTGTAGTGCTGTTTGTCCCGGTGGTTGAGGGGGCGGGACTTGAGACCAGTACGATAGTTCTCATTGCCTCACTGGTGCTGTCTGCCGCCTCGGTTGCTTACTCCATCTACATGTCCCGGAACATGAAAAGCAAAACTTCAGCGGAAGCGGCCGAAACAAACACCCTCACGAATAACTCGTTTACCAGTGCAGAAAACAGGGTCGGGCAGGGACATCCCGTGCCGATACTGCTCGGTGAGATGGAGGTCGGCAGCAACGTAATAAGTCTCGGCATCGACACATCTAATAATTCCGACTGGGAAGAATCAATCAGCTAAGGTGGCGCTATGTCTTCAGGTGGCGGTAAAGCATCAACCCCAAAACTACTCGACGATAACCTCAAATCAAAACAATTCTATCGGGTACTGGATCTGATATCTGAGGGGCCAATTGCGGGCCCGGTGGATCAGGAGCACCTGTCTTCATTCAAACTGAATAAGACGCCTATCACTGACTCGAACGGTAATGTCAACGTGAACGGCATTAGTGTTGCCTGGCGACCTGGATCGGAGACTCAGGAGCCAATCAACGGCTTCTCTGCAATCGAAGCGACGACCATTGTTAACACTGAGGTCACTTACGACACCCCGCTGGTTAGAACCGTGACAGATCAGGACGTGACCCGCGTTCGTTTTAACATCGGTGTCACCGGGCTCATGGAGCAGGACTCCAAGGGTAACCAGAAAAACACCTCTGTAACGATGGTTATCGAGACCAGAACTGGCTCGTCGGGCTGGGTCATGGAGAAGACGGTGACGATTACAGGGAAAATCTCTGGCGAGTACCTTGAGGCGCACGTCATTGATGCCCCCGACACCAAACCGTTTGATATCCGCGTTCGCCGCATTACGCCTGACAGCAGCAGCGATTTGCTGTCAAACGGGACTGTTTGGAACAGCTACAGCGAGATCACCGACGACAACCTTAGCTATCCGTTCTCTGCTGTTGCCGGCTCAGTCATCGACCGTGACCAGTACACCGACACGCCGAGCCGCACATATCATCTTCGCGGGCTGATCGTTGACGTACCGGATAACTACGAGCCAATTGCCAGAACTTACTCCGGGCTGTGGACGGGGGGCTTCAAAAAGGCATGGACTAACAACCCGGCGTGGCTGTTCCGTGAGCTGGCGAAAAACACCCGATTTGGCCTGGCGAAACGCGCCGGATACATCGATGTTGACGATGGCGCACTCTACATTCTGTCGCAATATTGCGATCAGCTTGTAGATGATGGGTATGGCGGCAAAGAGCCACGCATGACGTTCAACGCCTACATCACAGAGCAGGCGAGTGCGCGAGACATTCTCGACAAGATAGCGAGCATGTTCCGTGGCATTGCGCTGTGGGACGGCCTGCGCCTGTCCGTAATGCTGGACGCTCCACAGGATCCGATTGCGACAATCACGAACGCCAACGTTGTGAATGGCGAGTTCAAACGAAGCTCTGTAAAGCGTTCAGAGAAATACAATGCGGTTGTAGTGTCCTGGACTGACCCCGACAACGGATGGGAGCAGGTGAAAGAGTACGTTTCCGACGATGAGATGATAGCCAAAGGGAACTACAACGAAACCACTTTGGAGGCGTTTGGCTGCACCTCTCGCGGACAGGCATGGCGGGCA